CTAAAGATGAAGTATTAAACAAGGTCACTAAATCTAAAATACTATTTAGAGGAATCAAAACAAGTTCAGGTGATCAAACTGCAAATCTTAAATCATTACAAGGCATAACAACATGGGTGTTTGATGAAGCAGAAGAAATGACTGATGAAGATATGTTTGATAAAATAGATTTAAGTGTAAGGCAAAAGGGTTTAGACAATAGAGTAATATTAATACTAAATCCAACAACTAAAGAAAACTTTATATACCAAAGATGGTTTGAAGCAAAAGGTGTAGAAGCTGGAAGCAATATAACTAAAGATGATACAACATACATTCACACAACTTATTTAGATAACATTGAAAACCTCAGCACAAGTTATATAGAGCAAATAGAAAGAATGAAAGAAAGAAGGCCAAGTAGATACAAGCACACAATACTTGGTTCATGGTTAGATAAAGCAGAAGGTGTAATATTTACAAATTGGAAAATAGGTAAGTTTAAGCAAGTAGGTAAAAATGTATTTGGCCAAGATTATGGATTTAGCAATGATCCAACAACATTAGTACAAACCAATATAGATAAAGAGAATAAACTAATTTATGTTAAGTTATGTTTCTATCAACCTAAACTAACTACAAGTGATATAGCAACATTAAACACTAAATTTGCAAATAGAGATTTAATAGTAGGTGATTCAGCTGAACCAAGATTAATTAATGAACTTAGTAGAGGTTGTAATATTGTTCCAGCTATAAAAGGTCAAGGTTCAATAACTTATGGCATTAGCTTATTGCAAGATTATGATTTAATCATTGATGAAGAAAGTACAGATTTAATAAAAGAACTAAACAACTACTGTTGGTTAGAGAAGAAATCACAAACACCAATAGATAAATTTAACCATGCTATTGATGCATTGAGATATGCAGTAAGCTATCAATTACAGAACCCAAATAAAGGTGAATATCATTACTATTAAAAATAAATATTAAATTCCTATATAACAAAGTCAAAAAAAAAACATTTATATAATATGAAGCTTATTAAAAAGATAATTAAATACATTAAATATATTGAACAAGAAAAACTTAAATTAAGTATTAAAGCATTTACACCAACTAACCTTTTTTAATATGGCAATTAAACTAACTATACCAGAATCACTAAATGAAATCACTTTAGGCCAATATCAAAAGTGGCTTAAAATAACTGATGGCAAAGAAATGAATACTTTTTACCAACAGAAGATGATTGAGATATTTTGTAAAACAAGGTTAATAGATGCTTTAAGAATGAAGGCAACAGACATTAATAAAATTACTTTTGACTTAAATAAAATATTTGAAGATAAGCCAGCATTTAAAGATAGATTCAGAATGAATGAAAAAGAATTTGGATTCATTCCTAAATTAGATGATATGACTTTTGGGGAGTATGTTGATCTTGATAATTACCTTAATGAATGGGAAACAATGGATAAAGCAATGGGTGTATTATTTAGGCCAATATCATTTAAAAGAAAAGGGCAATACAGAATAGAAGAATATGAAACTGCAAGTAAATACAATATGAAGAATATGCCTTTAGATATTGTAATGGCTTCACTACTTTTTTTTTGGAATTTAAAAAGAGAATTATTGAAACATATAGTGAATTATTTACAGAATCAGCAAGAAGTGAATTTGCCTCCACATCTGATAGCTTCATTAAAAAATGGGGTTGGTATCAATCCATTTACGGACTCAGTAAGGGAGATATTAGAAACATATCAGAAGTAACTAAATTAAAGTTGCATCAATGTTTGTATATGTTATCATTTGAAAAGGACAAAGCAAAAGTAGAAGAAAGTATTTTAAAAAGAAATGCAAAAAGATAAAATAATAGAAGAACTAATAGAAAGAAAACTATTCTTAGAAGATGATGTAATTGTTCTTGCAGATGGTTATGAAGATGCCATGATTGGTGTTACTGCTACAAAGCCATTAAGAGTAATATATGATTTTTGGAAGTGTTTGGATATTACAATAAAAGATGAAGATATGAGTTTTGATGATGCATTAGATTTTTTAAATGAATTTATAGAAGAAGATATGGGTGGTCATTCTCCCCTATACATAAAAAATATATAGTATGAATAGTTTTTACAGAGTAATAGACAATATTAAAAATGCAATAAGTGCTGAACCATTTAATCACCAAGTTACATTTGGAGATATAGCAGACATTGATTTACAAAAACAAAGCTTATATCCATTGTGTCACATCATGGTTAATAATGCAACTATTACTAATAACATAGTTCAGCAGAACATGACAATCTTTTTAATGGATTTAGTAGATGTAAGCAACTCAGAAGATACAAGTTTATTTTTAGGTAATGACAATAGGCAAGATATATTAAACACCCAATTAGCATTAGGCACAAGAATAATGAGGGTATTACAAAAGGCAGATGCATATAGAGATGAATTTGAAATTGTAGGAGATGCAACTTGTGAACCCTTTACAGAAAGATTTGAAAACATGTTAGCTGGATGGGCAATAACATTTACTATTAACACTTACACAGACATGACATATTGCTAATGAAAAATTTTGAAGAAGCATTAAAGAAGTATGCAGAATATGTAATTAAAAAAGCTAAGGAAAATTTAGCTAAGGGTGGTAAATATGGACCACAAGATAAAAGTGGTGCTTTATCAAATAGTTTAAGTTATAATATTAATAAAGGAAAGGTATCATTTTTAGCAGAAAATTATGGAGTGTTTCAGGATCAAGGTGTAAAAGGTGCAAAGTCAACTTATCCAGAAAGTAGAACATCACCATTTAAGTACACAAATAAAATGCCACCAAGCAGTGTATTTGATAAATGGAGCATTAGAAGTGGAATAGCACCAAGAGATAAAAAGGGAAGGTTTATTAAAAGAAAGTCATTAAACTTTTTAATAGCCAGAAGCATATATAAAAAAGGAATTAGGGCAACTATGTTTTTTACTAAACCATTTGAAGAAGCTTTGCCATTATTTGAAGATGAAATATTAGAAGGGTTTTTAGAAGATAATTTAAATTTAGAAGAATGAGTACAAGAATACAAACAAGGTCTCCATTTTATATAAGACCAGCAAATGTAACTGGATTAACATCAACGCAATTAAAGTTATATATTTTTAGTGGTGTGATTGGAGATAAACCAGCTTCACCACAATATACACTAACTAAGAAACCTATCAATAGTGAAACAAGTGTTACATTTGAAATAAGTGAATTAATACAAGATTACTTTTCACATGCTTTTACTGGTTCATATTCTGGTGCTGGATCTACATTGTGGGTGATTGCTGATTTTCAATATACAACAGCAAGTGCGGTAACAAC